CGCACCGAGGATCCTAGGCTATTCTGGAGATTGCGCAATTGAACTCTTTTGACCCAGTGTCAGAACAGATTGCAATAATGGGGCTTAGGTATTCAAAGGAAGTCAGGGATCGGTATGGTGACAAAGAGCCAGAGGGAAGAATTCCTATTACATTGAACATGCCTCAGACTCTTTATGGTAGATACAATTGCAAATCTTGCTGGTTTGCAAACAAGGGCCTCCTTAAGTGTAGTAATCATTATCTATGTTTAAAATGTCTCACATTGATGCTTGGGAGATCTGATTACTGTGGGATTTGTGGCGAGGTTCTGCCAAAAAAACTGGTATTCGAAAATTCGCCATCAGCCCCCCCATACGAGGCCTAAGGCCACGGGGCCCCAGGGCACACCCCCAGCTGGGGGTGTGCCCTCGGGGCCCCCCGGGCCCAGGGGCCCGGGAATGCTCACTCTATTTCTAGTGGTCTTGGACATGTGGAGGCACTCCTGCACTTTCTGCCTTTTAGCTTAAATTGGCCTCCATCATCGGCAATCATGATGCAGTTGAGGCTATTGCTGAAGCATAAAGCAAAATCACCAAACTCAATCCAGTCTGATTCAAGCTTGAGAACGCCAATGAAGGCTGCCTCATAGGACTCAATCAGTAGACACAGGTCCTCCTGAGTCATGCGGATGAAGCAAGGATTGCTTTTGCTCATTCTGGTTTTCATATAAGTGTGGAGTGAGGTGAGAAAAGTGGTGTGTTCTGCTGGATCCAAAGCCTCCAATGCCAAGAACACTGATTTTGATGAGATTGGGACATCTAGCCTTGAAACAATTGTGTTTCTTTCCATAATTTGACCTTTATATAAGTGTAGTGGACTAAGCCCTTGTTCTGGTCCTTGAAACTTGTAAGAGAACTTATTTCTTAAATCCTTTGTGTGCTGTCTAAAATCAAGCCTGACTCTCTGAAAAACTGTTGATGTCTGTCTAAACTCAACTGACTGATCTACTAAAAGTTTGTTAAAATCTATGAGTTCCTTCCCAGAAAACAAAGGATGCAATGGAATGAGTCCGACGCCATCCAAACTTATATGATGTCCTTCTGAGCCACTTACAAAGCATTGAACCTCTGAAACCTCAATCTCCAAAATGTTATCCTCATCCCATCTGTTCATCATCATTTCATCCTTGTCTATTATTAGTCTGCATTCAATGTGATAATTAGTTTTCCTATCATACTTGAACTTGAAACTTCTCCTAATGTGCGAGAGTACTATGCCTATTTCAATAGGTGTCTGCTTTTGTCCTGTTTTGAGGATGATGTCATCAAATGACTCATAGTCATTTAAACTTCCCCAGTCAAGTAAATGCATGAAACTGCTCAAATTTATGAATATGTCACTCAGTGTTATTTTACTATGTACATAACCAACGTCCAAATCATCTAAACTCATGCATCTGGAGATATTCAGAGTTTTGCAGTCCATAATGAATTGAGTGAGTTGGCCCAAATCATGGTCTGCATCATTAGGGAGGAGCTCCACTTCACCATACCAAAAATACTTTTTAAATTGAGAAGTTGTTAATAAAACTGGGTGCAACATTGATTCAAATATTATCTGATATAAGAAATTTCTACAAATCTCAAGTGAATTTAATTGAAATCCCCCTTCCAAGGGATTTGAATCTCTGACATGAGCATGTGACAACTCATTTTGTTTCACTATGTACGACTCCTCTCTTTTACGCCTCATAATGTGGGAAATAACCCCTAAACACTCACTAGACATGTCCATAGCGACACAAAGGTCTAAAAACTTAATTCTCTGAACCCAGGATATTTTTAAAGAAGCAAGGTCTGACAAAAAAGGTGCAATGTGCTCATCAAAGAGATCAGGGAAATTCCTCTTGATAGAATAGAGAACATGATTCATGTTGACCTTGTCCTCCAGCTCAGTGTGGCTTCCAGGTTTGACACACCAAAAAAAGTTGGGGTTTACCATAGTTGGGACTCTCTTAGGTAACATTGCTTCTGAAAAAACCCAGTTCCCTAACTCACAAGCATTTGTAAACACCAGTGAATAATAGTCCCACAAAAGTGACCTTGAATACTTTGGGAGTCTATCCAAAGCACTTTTGCAAAACACACTGAGTTTGGGTTTACAAATTCCACAAGCTTGATGGTCCTTGATTTCTCTCAACAGCATTTTGATATAAACAAAACCACCAGTACCGTCTCTAACACATTTGGAACCCATACTTTTACACAACCCTATGAACCCAGAGCATATACTGCTTTGAAAAGCAGATTTATTGATTGCGTCTGTGACAATCTTTTTAGCCCCCCTCACAAAATTCTTTGAGAGTTTTGATTGCACAGATTTGATCAGTGATGGTATCTCTTCTCTATCCAAGATCCTTGTGCCTGACATAATTTTAGTTCTTAAGACTAGTCTTAAATCACCAAAGGTTCTTAGATTCAACCATCTTGTTTCAACTAGGTCCTCAATCTCTTGTTCATTCACTTCAGTAATGCTCAACATCTGTCTGAGGCATTCATCAGGAGAAGATTGAAGGGCACTTATAAGATACTCTTCTTGTATATTTCCTGATCTTATTTTAAAAAAGAGTTTCTTACAAGAATTTCTTATAATCGAGAGTTGTGTGTCATCACCAATGGCTGACTCTATGGACCTTTGAAGACGGTAACCTCTTGATCCGTCCACCCAGTCCTTAAGATCTGTGTCAACAACACATAAAAAAGGGTCAATTGGATGACCACTATATTTGATCAGTCTATTAGTCCTTTTGGAGATCTCTTTTACAATCTCAATTGAGACACCATTAGCCACACATTGATCAAGAATTGTGTCTATAGTTTCCGCTAGTTGATGAGGTGATTTTGCTTTCACATTATGTAGTGCAGCTGCAACAAATTTAGTCAATAAGGGCACTTCTTGTGACCAAATAAAAAATCTTGATTTGAATTCACTTGCGAAGGATCCAGCAACAGTTTTGGGGCTAACAAACTTATTCAATTTTGAAGATAGATAATAATGGAACTCAAGAAGTTCTTTACACTTAAGATTATTTAATGATTCATTATCAGAATTCCTTAATGAAAATGAATTACTTAAGATTATTTCATCATCACTTGACGTGTAGGCAGACATCTTTACATCAAAGCACTGTTCTAAACACAACATGATAAATTGCTCAGTAACCAACCCATAATAATCTGATGTGTTGTGTAAAATTCCCTGACCCATATCTAATACAGAAGAAATGTGGGAGGGGACCACACCTCTGGCAAACCAGTTGAAAATAAAGTTTTCACAGATTGTGTTTGACATCCTATCCATGAGTCCCAAACCTCTCTTTGTGTAACCCTTGAGGTATGCCTCAATAACATTGTAAGGAACCTCAACTAACTTGTGCAAATGCCAATTGAGGAGGTTTTCAATAGGACCCTTGTCAATTGAGGTCCCATCTTTTAGTTGCAAATCAAGGTTTGAGAACAGGGCATTGAAAATAGCAGGGGACATATAAGGGCCCCATTTTGAATGGTCCATGCTCACCGCTAGCCCTGAGAGTCGCACCACAGACTTCATATCCAATATTGCCTTTTCAAACTCAAGCTCATTGTTTAAGCAGGAAAATTTACTCTCTGATGTGATTGATTCAAAGTAGTCCTCAATCAATCTACTAGTGAGTTTTGTATTTAAATCACCAACATATAGCTCTCTATTACTTCCAACTTGTTCTTTATATGACAATCCAAACTTAAGTTTTCCTGTACTGGAAGAAACCGTTGATTGAAAGGTTGGTGATTCTTCAGAATAAAAGCATAAATTTCTAAGGGATGAGTTTGTAAAGAAACTTTTATCAAGCCTTTTTGAAATTGCTTCAGAATTGCTTTCTCTGAGACTTATTCTAGAAGCCTCCTTCACATGATATGCAGCATCTTTGAATCCAAGCCTAGACCTACTCCTGTGATCGTATCTTCCAACTCTGTTATCAAACCCTGCTGAGATCAGTATATATTTGAAACATTCAAAATAATCCTTTTCAATATAGTTCTTAGTGGCTAAGTTCTTCACCAGTGATTCTAAGGGACAAAATCTTAACACATCATCCAAGAAGAAATGCTTTTTAAATTTACTGTTAAAAACTGAATGACACAAATCTTGGTAGGTGCCGTCTGAAAAGATTGAAGGATCAAAATCCTTGACTTCATGTAGTGAGGTCTCAGCTAAAATGGGGCCCATTAACTCTCTCGGCCACAATGTGCTTAGCAAATCAGAACCCTCATACCTTCGTACTGCTCCCTGTTCTTTAACATCCTTCTTCATTGGAGAGGTGACCATTCCGTTTAAGCACTCAAGAACATTAGATTCTATATCATTGATTAGTTTATATGTGCCCTCATCAAGCAGTTCCTCGAATTCTTCAGCACACTCATCGTCATGGTCCTTTGGGTGGGACCTTCTTTTGAGCACCATATTAGTTAGTCTTTTGTAAATTGCAAATTGAATAGATTTTCTATCCAGTTTAAATCTTAACTTATCTTTAAAGGATTGTGCCATTTCAACTACTACAGATGACAAAAGGCTCTGATAATCATAATGTGTGATAACCTCACCTGCTTCATCCAATTTAGGGACAACAACACTCTTATTGCTGGATATATCAAGAGCTGTGCTGCTGAATGATGGTGATTGAGGGTCACGATCCAAAACTTTGTTAATTGGTAGTATTCCACAATTAAAGCAAGAAACACATAATGATAGAATAGTTTTGCATATGCCTGGATTCTCCATATCATCAACACCAAGGTCTTTTGAAAAGAGTTTGTTCAAATTCATAATAAACTTCTCTTCATCTTCTTTACACAAGTTGGGGGATGAGTCCAGATTAACAAATGAAGATCCAAATTGTATCTTGGGCTCCAAAAATTTCTCAAAGCACTTAATCTGATCTGTCAATCTATCAGGGGTCTCCTTAGTGATAAAGTGACACAAGTAAGACAGATTTAGAACAAATTTAAAAATCTTAGCCATGTTCTCTTCTAAAGCCTCCTCCAACAGATACACAACCAGCTCATCCATCAATACAAAAACATGTTGTTCTGCAGAAGTCAATGCCTGAACGCTTAACTTTTGATCTAACTTCTTGAAATGGAATTCATTGACAAAAGCCATGATAAAATATCTGAATCCCTGTAAATAAATCTGGACCCTTTTACTAGGTGTAATGAGGATATTCACAACCAGTGTGAAGAGTTTGGTTTTCACATCATTTATTTCAGCGGTTGATAGCCAATCTAACCATGATAACATCTCCAGACATGTTTTAAGAATCACAGTTGAACTCATTATTGGTAAGAAGAACCTCTTGGGGTCTGCATAAAAGCTTGGGCCTGTTTTATATGCATTAGTCATTTCTTCATCTTTTAGCATCAAACCGTAACACCTTGATTTCTCACCGGTCTTCTGATATAAGAGTATACTGTTGTATAAATTATCCAGATCCTGATAGTAACACTCCTCACATTGGATTGTTCCATAAAAATTCTTCTCATCATTAATTATTAATTTTGGTGCTGAACTTGTCTTCATAGAGTTCATCATGCTTAAACTTAGACTTGATAATGCATCAAGATAATCCACAAACATACCTTCATTAAGGACCTTATCTGTCCCGAATTTAACCTGATAACATGTATCTTGATTCTGTTTTTTATACCTTAATGTTGGTTTCTCACATTTACCTGAGTGCTCTCTCTCAAATTTAAACTCATACCAGAACTCATAATCCAATTCCTTCAACCATACAGTGACATAATCTAAACTTTGTTCCTTGACACTTTTATTCAATTTTCTTCCCACAATTTTGAGCCAATCAGGTTGTTTCAACAATTTCCTTTCTAATTTATTGATTATTAAGTCTACTGACAGTAGTCTGTCATTCACACTTTTATAGTGATTGTTAATAAGGAAGTGACTACTATCAACTCCTGATTTGATTACTTCAATCAGACTATTAAGGACAATCACATCAAGACAAAGTATTGCATGTCTCCTTGTATTAAGGACTTTCAGCCCCTTCACTTTATTACAGTCAGAGAGCAGTTTTTTGTGTCTCAATGTCTCTTTGCTCTCAGCTGGCAGTTGGGTGCATGATGCTCTCTTGCTTTGTACCAGCTCGGCAATAACCCTCAGCATATGGTTTTGACAAAAACCACAACGTTCACTATTGAGTGGGCCTCCTTCACCATTGCTTATAGGTGAAATTAACTTGTGAGTTTTTAACCATTTGATCATGTCTGCCCTAGATGTTTCACAGTACACATCCTGATATTGCCCACTATCCCTTAGCAAACAAAATTGATCATAAATCTTAGCGATACCTATTCTACACTCAGAAGCTGTCATTTTGGACATTGTCCCATCCTTTATCACCCCCATCAATTTCGCTTTGTAATCCAAACCTTCTTCTCTCAGAGCCTTAAGTGATTCAAGCCCTAGGTTCTGATTCTCCATGTTAGAGAGACTGGAAATTAAACGATTATATTCCAACTCTTCAATACTTTCTCCGCTATCCTTCACAGAATCCATTAGTTTAAGCAACAGCCATCTAATCCTCTCTATAACCCAGTCTGGGAAACGATCCACATAATAGTTTGACCTCCCATCAATCACAGGCACAAGAATGAGACCACATTTATTCAAGTCTTTAGATAATTGCATTAATTTTTCAAAATCATATTTGTACTTTTGTTCAAAAGATTCTTGATTCACACGAACAAAAGTTTCCAAGAGAATTATTGTAGATCCTGACACTTTGAATCCATCAGGGACCACATCTGGGAGTGTTGGACCTACAATCTTGTGGTCTTTCAAGATTTGATTCACTGTCTTATTCTTGTTGAAAACGCACCCATGCTTAAGGCATGAATCAATCTCGATCAGCATTGATAGGAGCTTCAGACCCTCGGTTATAACTGAAGAGGGATTGACCTGAGAGAGGACTATTGTTTTTTGTTCTGTGTAGGCTTCTTCGTCGGGAACCCACCTTCTAACGAGATCCTTGAGCTCATTTATACGATCAGAGCAATCAATCATGATCAAGAAATGCCTAGGATCCACTGTGCG